GCTATATGATCGGCTTCACGATCTGTAGTGCCAACCTTTTCACCAAGAGACTTAGCCCATAGTCTCCAGTATTTGTTACGTTTCATATGTTACTCCTAAAGATATACTCAATTGCACGATCTGCTTCTTTATTTAGATCACGTGACCCATACCACATACCTGTATTATTATCAAGGTCACGACATATGTATGCGATCTCTTGAGCTGTGATTGGATAACCACGTTTCATAGCGTTACTTGCTGTAGAAACCATAATCTGATACATCTTATAATACCAACCACCACCGGTGATAGCCTTATACTCTTCAACTTGTCGTTTGTTTACGAAAGGACAATCGATATAACCAGTCCAACTAAAGTTAGTGTTATTCAATTGTTGCTTACGATGTTCAATCAAACCTTCGCGAATTGCAGGAGGTAATCTATCAAAGAATGAATCACTGCTATTAGATATGTATCGATGCTTTTCCATTAACTCATCAGGATCCATAACCTTACCATCATGAGAGAAGATAAAGTTATAAGCACCTTCATACGTTGCTGGAATATAGTACATACGCGAAAGATCTTTCGTTTGAACATCAGCGATATCACCAATCTCTTTATTCAGTGCATACCAGAAATGTTTGATCTGTTCACTATCAACCCACTTAGTCAAAGGGAATACTAAACGAAACTTAGGATTCTCTTTGGTAGAGCTTGCAGTTGAATAGCATACATATCGATACTCTTCGTATTGTCTATGGATGTCTTCAACATTACCTACGTAATCATCAACATCAACAATACCAAAACCACCCCAAGCAACTACGTTGGCATTGGCTCGTTTAGAGTTTTCAACGTAGGTTGCTGGAGAGATAAGAGGTGCATCTTTCTTTTGCTTGAATGTTTTTTCGTTTGCTAGCTTATATAGTATCTGTTCGAATTGATCAAAGTTATTATAATCAACTCGTTTAGAAGTACTGTTATCATATATGCTATCAAATATTGTCAGTGCTATTGTCATCAAATAAACCTAACTGTTCAGTTACAACATGTGTGAATAGACCATGATTGTCTACATGGTTTGGAGCCATCCAGCCTTCAGGTTTAACCAGATCTGGTACACCAAGTGGATTAGGACGTGATGGTTTAATACCAATCACTTTTGCCATATTAGCTTTATGTACTTCATCCCACGCTTTATATGGATCAACACCGAATGCATCGAGTGTGCCAATTGCTACAACACATATATCGATTAGACCATCAACGATTTCTTCAGGATCTTTATCGATATGAACTGCTTTAAGTGTTTCTTCGAATTCTTCTTCAATAAAATCTAAACGAAAATCAAGGAAGGTTTGAAGCTTTTTCTTAGAATTAAGGTTATCATTAACCCAATCACGAGTGCCATACTTTGTTTGCATCTCGTGAATATCTTTTACCCAATTAGTACTCATTATACGACGATTCCTGATGTTGCTGACAAGTCAATTACTGATTCAGTTTCAGCTGGTGTTGTTGCATTAATATAGTAATCCTTTAACGAAACAGTAGGATTAGCTGCTAGAATAACTTTATCACCACTGATTTCAAATGAATCAGAATCAGAATAAGGCATGAATGGTTCAAAGCCCATGTTGCTTTCGTCTTGAACGATTGTGACTGGCATAGTGATGGTATATACCGCGTTGTCATCACATGATACTCGACCTAAGAGTTCTTCACCAGATACGAGTTTTAATAGTTGTACAGTTTGCATAGTTTTCTCCGTTGTTTGAATGTATATTATATCATAGTTTTAAGTAAAAGTAAACCTTTTTTTTATCCAAAGAAGTCTTCAAGGGAAGCTCTTTCTTCGGAAGACCAACCGATTGCACCAAGGATTGGTTCGATTGGATCAAGGAATGTTTTCTGGAACTGTAAGTCATAATCAATGTATTTATCGATTACGAATTCAGGTGGTAGGTAATCAGGAAACGATATGACGTTTTCCTTGATGACGTTTGGTTTACGAAGATAGATGAATTTGACCTTATCACCGTTTTTGATAGGTGAATACTTCTTCGTAAGAGATAGATCCTTAACGCGTTTGTTATAGAGTAGACTACCACGAACATGAATAGGAGTACCTTTCTTATAGATCAGTTTGTTGTCTTTGTATTCTTTGACTTTAGACACACCACGTGGGAATGCAATGTCATGCGCAGGTAGTGTCACAAAGTAGTCCTTGAACTCTTTGATTGCAGCTTGAGTCTTTGATTCACTACCATCAATGATTACCTTAAAGATGTCTTTAAGAGCAGTACGACATGGCATGGGAGTGGAAGATTTGATAGCTTCGATACCCATGATCTTGAGCTTAGGTTCAGAATAACGTACACCTTCGTTATCATGTACATTGAGGATGTAGCGTTTCTTGGCAGTCCAGATTCCAGTATCAGCGATAACTTCACGACCCATAACCATTTTATTTTCGATGCCACCCATCATATTGAATAGATGAGCATAAGCATCAGCAAGGACAGGTTCGAGCTTTTCTTTAGCGACGGTATCAAGAAAGTCTACAGGATTGGCAGGTTTAACTGCTTCTACCAATGGATCAAGGTTAACGTAAAGTGAATCGGTATCGATTGCAATAACGTAATCTTTATCTGTTTTAAGTACCTTATTGAGGTAATCATTAATAGCAACCTCAGCCCATTTGATAGATAGCTGACCTGACAATGTGATAGCTTCAGCAATACGTTGATCAAAGAATCTGAAGTACTTGTTACCGAGTGCACCATAAAGAGAGTTTAGAAGAATCTTGATAGACATCTGTCTGTTTTCAGCAATGGCAATATCACGTTCGATACTGTATATGGTTTGCTTATCAGTCTTGTCAGCCTTCTGTAACGCTTGTTGAGCATCAAGCATTTGACGTTTGATTCCAACACGTTCAGTATACATGCCATCGATGATATCAGGCAAGATGCCTTTCTTATCAGTTCGAAAGACTTGACCGTTACCACCAATCGATTTGTTACTACCTTCGAATGTCATTTTCTTATCAAGCAATGATTGAATGTCAACGTTACATCGTTCGCCTTCGATGATTGTTTCTGGTGACATGTTGTATTGCATAATCAATGATGGATATAGTGAATTCAAATCGAAGCTTACAACCCATTTGTGAAGACCTACTTGTGGATCTTTAACATAACCACCAGGGTATGGTGATTTGAATTTGACTTCACTGAATGGAACAGCAACTTTCTTTTCGAACAATTGACGATATATGATTGAATCCCATATAGCAGTTGTACCAAAGGTATCATTATAGTTAACGCCACCTTTGTATGCCATGGTTAGACATAGTGTGATAAGGCCCATCTTGTCTTCGAAGCGATCAACCAACTCAACATCTTTGATGTTATAATCAATGAACTTTTGATAATCATTTAGATAGAGAGTGTGTAGTGAACCATGTTCTTCGTAGGATAGTTTCTTTTCACCAAGGACGACATGAGCAATATGGTCTAGTTTATATGATGATTGTGGACCGTAAGAGTAACCAAACTTCTTAAAGAGCTCAAGGTAATCAATAATGGCTATGCCTTTAAGTTCATAAGACTGTTGAGTGCGACCCATCTGAGTGACATCACGTGATTCTACCATACCCCACGGAGAGTATCGTTTAACGAATTCAGCATCAAGGACTTTGGTTGTACGATTGACAAGATATGGAATATCGAAGAATCTACAGTTCCAACCAGTTACGATATCAGGACAATTAGGACCACGCCAGAAGTCAGTGAATGCCATAAGCAGCTGAGCTTCATTGATGAACCGTTTGTAGATAACAGGGTGGTCTTTCATAAGTGTCTTTTCTACGTCATATTCACCTAGAGCCCACACGTAATATGTATCATCGATATTGTTTTTAATTGTGATTGATATGATTGCTTTTTCTGCTGATTCAGGTTCAGGGAATCCATCATCAGATTCAACTTCGATATCGATTGTAGTTACGTTAATCTTGTTACGATCAAATTCGATTTGACCTGGATATGCATCATTGATATATGTAGAGATATA